ATTTATAGCTGACAAACTCGTGTCTAGCCATTTGATAGATTGTTATATAATTAAAAAACGGATCAGTACTGCCTGCGTCAAAACCATATGGCGAAGTAATGTAATCACTTTTCTTCGTGGCATTTCTTGTATAGGCATTGTTTTTTGCGGCACTTGGATCTGCGTAGTAGTATCCATAATATTGTTGCCACAAGTGATTAATCAACCCCATATTGTCGTCATGGAATTTAACTTTTACTTCTCTAACATTAGTTTGATATTGTACAACTTTTTTTCTGTTGTATTGATTTAATACTTCTGTTTGTATAGTTATAGCAGGAATGTCTACACCCTTAACTAACATATTAATTTCTTGTCCGTATCTTTGTACAAGAGCTGGATTAGTCAAAGCATTTTGATTGATATTAAACGCTACATGAAATAAGAAATTGTGTTTAGGTGCCAGTCTAAACTGATCAACAGTAAACATCTTAGATGCGTGTTGTTGGTCTCGCAAGTTTACCTGCTGACCATTTAACAAGTTAGCTTTATCAAGAGTTACATTAGAATTAGATGTGAATGCCATACTAATATTTATCGAAAGAATTAACTGGGCAGTTAATGATTAGTCAACAAAAAACCCACGTATGTGGGTTAGTTGTATTAAGCACCTAGTGAATTTGTACCGCGTACTGTCTGAACTGCGTTTGCTGATCCTAAAGATCCGCCAGCTGTTTGTACAGCATTGTCAAACACGATTGATAATTCAATAACAACTGGTTCATTGGTTTTGTAAGCAATAGCACCGTAGTTAATTTTTTGAACATAGCAACCATAACATTCCCATGTTTCTAATGATTTAGGAGCAACTGTTCCGTTACCACCGTCTAACATTTCGATACGTAGTGTAAACTTGTAATCGCCAGCTGCAGCCGCAGAACTTTGTTCGAAGAAATCGAACTGTCTTTGCATTTGTTCGCCAACTAGCTGTGTAACGTTACCGTTTACATCATCACGTAGTTTAACTGTTATTGGTCCCCACTTTGGTTTACCAGCGTAGTGGATACGGCTGTTATAGATATCAATCACTTGATCTTCAAGTTCGATTGTTGGTCTAACAGCATCTTGGACCTGCTTGGTCATCTCAGTTGTAGAACCGCTAACACCAAAATTTTCAAAGTTCAGACGGAATCTGTACTGTAATTTTGGCATTAGCATACCCTGAGAGCCTGCGCTCTGGTCTGATGCTAAAGGTACTGTAAAGTTTGATAGTGCAGCGATTGCCATTTAATTTCTCCTAATTATGCGCCAAGGCCTTTGATTGCGCCAGTGTTTTCTAGACGCAATGGAATATAGATGAATTCGACTGACTTAACTGGCTCAATCGCAATATCAACGTGTAGTTCATTGGCATCAATTCTTGCTGGTGTGTTATTGCTTGTATCACAAACAACAAGATAGTCATATAACGCACGTTCACCTGTCAAGTTCAACAATAGTTTTTCAACTTGTTGTTTGATTTCGTTACGTGTAATTGTATCATTTGGTTCAAATACAAATGGTTTAGCTAAAGCATTCAACTGATAACGTAAGTAAATTACTAAACGTGCTACGTTGATACGATCCAACGAACTAGCAATCAATTGACGTGTCTTCTGTCCATAACATACTAAGCCTGTACCAGCAAGATATGTAATTGGGTTTACATGGATACCTGCTAATGTGTCACGTTGTCCAACGTTCAATGCTACTGTTACAAACTCGCCAGTTGCGCTATCTACATAACCAACTGAGCTAGCATTTGTTACACCACCACGACGTACACCAGCTGGAGCAAACCATGGATAAGAAACATTGTCGCTTAGTGCGATTGTACGTAACATGATATGGCTTGGAGGAACAACAATGTCATTACCTAACAAGTCAGTTGTATAGCCCCATGGGTAATAAACTGCTGAATAAGCATCAGTAGCAATTAGACCATCTTCACCGTCAACTGCGGCTAATCCTGTATTGTTACCCCAGTTGCTTAATGTTGTAGCATCTGGTGTTAAACGAGCTGGAGTATCAGCAACAATAAATGCTGTTTGTCCGTTGTCTGTGTTTAATCCAATTAATGGACTTAGAGTTTCTAAGTATCCTGGGCAACTTAACAAGTTGAAAATAACTGTGTCTGGTTGGCGGATTCCTTGATTACCTTCGATCAATGCGTTTAGAGCTTGTAGAACAACTGTACGTTGTGCTTTGCGTCCAAATGCGCCAACACCGTGTACGTTGTTAGCCGCGTTACTTACCCACATATCTGTATAGAAGTGAGTTTGCGGTGATCCAGCTGGCAAGCCAACACGGTCACTACGTTGTGTTACATCGATATAATTCTTGTGATATTTCAATACGTTGTTACCTGAACGACGTAAGTTCCATAGCAACATACCTTTTGGATATAGAGCAGGATCTGGTGCGTCAAAGTCAACAAAGTTGCTAGACAACAATGATTGGATACTGTCTGGAGCAGGTAAACCTACGTTTGTACCTGTTAAACCTGACATGTCCATCCAACGTGCGTCATGGAAAATAATACCATTTTCGCTTGTGTGGTCTGTGTTGTCAACTAACACCCACTTCTTGTTCAAGTAATCATACTTGTAAATGTGTGGATAGTTATCAAAGTCTATTGTGCTTACCCAAATATCGCCGTTAGCTAATGGGGTACCATCGCTTTGTGTTGTTGGTTGTGTAGCACTAACAATAGGACCATTCGGATCTGTTGTTGTGCCGCCTACACCGTTTTGTGTGTAGTTTAAATAACCAACCCACTGTGTTCCATTGTTAACCATAATGTCAACATTTTCAAGAACGTTGTTAAACCACAATGTTCCATCTTCTGGAGTTGTTGTTGGAGGTGTGCTTTGTGGAACAGCGATTGCGCTAGTACCGCTCATGCTTGACCACAAGCTAGCTGTGTAAGCGTGTGATGTACCTGTTGCGCTTTGGTAGAAGTTAGCAGTTGTTCCAACTGTAAACAATTTAGCTATTGGATATGCTGTAGCACTATCTACAAAATACATATCTCCACCTGCTTGGTGTGTAATTGTAATACTGTTATCACTGTTTAATGTAGCAGTAATATTAGCGTCAGTTACAGCCGCAGAGAACGCTGCCAATAATGTTGTAGCATCGCTTGTAGCACCTGCCGCAGTAAATGATACTGTTACACTATTTGAAACGCTACCAGTACCTACTGAACTGTATGCGATTGTGAATGCGTTTGAACCAGTAGTAAATGTGCTAGATGTAATTGGTGAACTCTTAATATTAGTAGCACCTACACCAGTACGTCCATAAATTTTCCAATCTGCTAAACCTGGAGTACCTTCGTCGTCATTATATTTTACATATACTGTGCCAACTGCTAGGTTAATACCGCCGCCTGCTGGATCTAAACTGTATAATGCGCTTGCGTTGTTAGCAAACAATTTAACTGGCTGTTCAATCCATGTAGCAACTGATGCATTGTATTTCTTAACAATCCAGTCAGAACCTTGATTAACACTAGTTGTTTTAATCCAAACAGAACCTGATGGATTACCAGCTACACTTCCTGGATTATCAGTAATCTTGAATAATGGAACGCTAGTATGTGGTCCTTGTGATAATGCTAGACCTAAGTATGTTCCGTTAGTTAAACCAACTTTAGCTGGGATTGTACCACCCAATGTTACACTTGCTCCAGTTGAATAGATATTTAAATATCCATTAATTTCTGCCGCTGTAACACCTGTAATACTTGCGCTATTAATTGCTGTTGCTAAGTTGGCAAAGTTTGTACCAGTGATTAATGTACCATTAATTGTTAATGTATCACCACCAGTTGTGAATGTTGCTTGAGCTGCAGCTTGGCTTGTAATGCTTACTGTATAGCTTTGACCAGTAATAGCCACGCTTGACTGACTTACTGAAGCACTAACAGTCCATGTACTTGCTCCGCTTGTACCAACACCAGTTAAATTAGCTGTAATGTATGTACCTGCTGGAATTGCGCCACCGGTAATTGCCATACCTGGACGGATTGTTCCGCTTGCTACAGCACTAACGCTCAATGTTGTTCCACTAATAGCACCAGTAAAGCTAGCATTGTTAATAGCAGTAATACGTGTTTCTGGTGCTAAGTTTGTACCAGATAAAATGTCACCAACTGCTAAACTGCCGCCTGTTACTGAGCCAGTAACTGTCAATACAGTACCCGCTGCAGCGCCCGTACCGTCACTAACGATACCTGGAACACTAATACCTGTTGATGTAATTGTTGGAGTTTGAACAGTACCTGCGGCTGTTGGCTGACTTGCGGCCCACTGCGGAGTACCAACTTCAACCCATGTACCTGCGGCTGTGTCAGTTAATGGCTTTTTGTACCATAATTGATTCAATGTTGTTGTTGCTGTAATAGCATAGCTACCAACAGACCCAAAACTTGGAGCTGGAGGATTACCAGCAATTCCGCCACTTAATTGTTTAACATCAGTAATTACAGCAACTGATTGAACTTGGAATGTTTGTCCGCCAGTAGTTGTTGCTGGAGCACTATTCCATTCAAACACACCAAATGCTGTGTCAGCTGTGTCAAACCATAATGTTCCATCTGCTGGAGCACCAGTTGGTATATTAGCTGTACCGATTAATTGTTTTGTGTTTAGGTCAGCACGTACAACATAAGCACGATTACTTACACCTAAGAAACTGTATGCGGCTTGTAGACCATATTCGTTTAATTCTCCAGCGTTAACTGGATTGTTGCTAGCATCTGTTTCAAAGTAAGGAATACCAAATGTATTACCCAAGTCCATTTGACTTGTTAATAGGTATACTTTACCAGCATTTGCTTTTAATGTTCCTGGAGCAGTCGCTGTTCCAGATGAATTCATTTTGTCTTGTTGGCTAGCGACAATGATTAGAGGCACTGTGCCTGGTGCGGCAGGAGTGTAAAAACTCTCGTCGACTACTGTTACGCTTACGCCTGGTGAACTTAATTGAGCCATTGTATTATCTCCATGAGTACATGTTCTTGTATGTATTTATAGCATTTTGAGTAAATGTACTAGTTATACACACCAGAAAAGGTCTGGAAAAGGCCTGGTTTAATTAAATAAAATATGAGACCACTATGTTCGTGCGGTTTACGCCCAACCGCAGTAAATTACAAGAAAAACGGTAAGACGTTTTATAGAAGTATGTGTAATGTCTGCTTAAAACACGGAGCAGATGCTGGAGTTCCACGATGGTATCGAGCAGGATATCGTTTAAAGAATTCTTGCGATAAATGCGGGTTTAAAAGTCCGCATAAAGAAGTATTTGCGCCATTTCACGTAGATGGCGACTTGAATAACTGCCGTCCTGCTAATTTAAAAACTGTTTGTTCTAACTGTGCCCGAGTACTACACAAGGAGAATATTAAGTGGCGGCAAGGAGATCTTGTTCCGGATTTATAAGCTGTTTTACCTGGGCATACAAATCATCTATGCTAGAATCGTTATCTAGAACATAATCAAATTTAGTACCGACCCAAGCAGTTTCGCTAGCATGAATCCCTAGTTTTTCCATACGAGTTTTAGCCAGCATCCAATTCATACACTTGTCACCGGCATTCATATCTGCGGCATCTCGATACCAATCTGGTTCTGGACCGCGTTTTACACGGATAACAATGCCGCCAGCTTCTTTGATACTTTTAATTTCATTAGGAAAACGGCAGTCACTAATAACTATGTCATCTTTTGAGTTGCGTAGTTTATTTTCTAATGAAGCGATCCACATATCATCGTGGAACCCGTTGCGACAAACTTCTGTGCCCCAGTATTGTAAGACCCAACGTGGTGTTAAGTGTGGCATATTTAGACGTTCTGCCCACCAAGGATCTACTTGTTCACGCCAGTCACGGGCTTGTTTTGTGCGGCCTTCCAACATGGTCCTATCCCAGCCAAATACCATACTAACAGCATCTTTTAAACTGTTGGCAAAACTTTCTCGTCTAAAACCATGGAAATTTGTAAGATAATCGGCAATAGTATCTTTGCCAGAACCAATAAAACCGCACACGCCTATAATCATAGAGCCCCCTAAGTTAGCTCTAGTATATAACAGTTTTGTTACAAGGTCAAGAAATTTCTTAACCAATAACGAATGTGTAAGCCGCGCTTCCGTTTACTACGTTGTCCAGAATTTCTTTTTCTAAACGTTCTAGATCTTCTTTGGCTTCGCTAATTAAATCTTTGCCGTTTAATTGCATTCCACCCGATCCTGGACCAGCAATAGTGGCAAACTTACTACGAGCTTGACCTAGCATTTGCTTACAAGTGGCAAGTGTGTAATCTTTGATCCACTGTTTGGCATATACGTCCTGTAGCAATACCCAATCAGGACGGAAATTATACGCTCTAATTAGAATCTGTTCGCCCTGGGCAAATGGACGTTGTAAAATAGTTAAAATATGACTAGTTGGTTTCCATTTGAATTCGATATAGCTACCAAACATACGTCCCACTAACTTTTGATATCCAGCAAAGAAATCGTATGTAGCCAAGCCACCCATCATACTTCCTGACATCATATAGGTATTTGTATAGGCTAAATTAAACGGCTCAAATAAAGTACCACCCGCACCAATTCCACTTCTTGAGCCAATAGCTCTACGGAATACTTCGCGCACTTCGATAACTTCATCAGGTAATCTGTATTCATTTTGATCCTGTATTAGTTCTAAGAACATATAGCTTTCTTCTACGCTGTTTGGACTGCGTTGACGATAGCGATTTAACGCACGATTTAACGCTTCCTCATAGTGTGCTGGATCAAGTTCTACGTCGATCATGCCGTCGCCCAGCATTAACTTACAGTAGTCAAATACTTTATTTCGTTCTTCTGTAGGGTTGCTTTGCTCGGATGGTGCTAGATCTTCTGCCATAATTAGTTCCTCTTACATATTTAGCTAACGATAAATATCATTATGCCACGTTTATCATTATACAAACCAGAAAAGGGTAACGACTACAAATTTGTGGATCGTCAAGCCTCAGAAATGTTCCAAGTTGGGGGTACAGACGTCTACGTACACAAGTATTTAGGCGCTAATACTGACTCGGCTAACGCCACTGCGGACCAGCCAAACTATGCTTCAACTGCGGTTACAAACATACAAGATTTGCTATTTTTAGAAAATCGCGACAGAACTTACGATAGTCAAATTTATAGAATTCGTGGAATTTATAATGTACAAAATATTGACTTTAACCTAAGTCAATTTGGTCTGTTTATTGATAACGACACACTTTTTATGACTGTACATATTAATGATTTCATTAACTATATTGGTCGTAAACCTATTAGTGGTGACGTTTTAGAATTGCCGCATTTACGAGACGACTTTGCGCTTAATGATGCGGATGTGAGTTTACCAAGGTATTATGTTATTGAGGATGTAGGTCGTGCTAGCGAGGGTTTCAGTCAAACATGGTTTCCTCATTTGTATAGATTAAAATTAAAACGTGTAACAGATAGCCAACAATTTGCTCAGATTTTAAATGCGCCAGCTACAGACATTAACGGTGATCCTGTTGCTAGCGGAGCAACTCTTAAAGACTTACTCAGTACATTCAACAAAGAACTACAACTTAACGATGCTGTTGTTGCTCAAGCAGAAATTGACGCACCTAAGAGCGGATATGAAACTAGACAATTCTACACACTTGCGGCAGAGAATGGCGGCACTACTACATTACAAACTGTAGACTCGGGAACAATGAATGCTAGCGGAGGATCGTTAGCTAGCGCACAAGACGGTGTTCCATTACGTACCGGTTATCAAGGCTACTTAGTAGGCGATGGATATCCAGTCAATGGTTATGCGTTTGGTTTTGGAATTCAATTTCCTAGCTTGCCTGCTAACAACGATTTCTTCTTACGTGTAGATATGTTGCCTAACAGACTTTATAGATTTGATGCCGATAGTAACGGATGGATTGCTGTTGAAGATGCTGTACGCATGAACATGACTAACAACGATACACGCAATACACAGAAGACTGGATTCATTAATAATGTAGAATATACATATAATAATGAGTTAGCTAGTGATTTTGTTAACTTGGCAAAAGATGCTACTGTAGTTAATACTACTATTGATTATGCCAATTTCCATCTTACACCTTATGTGGTAATTAGTTTGTCGACAGAAAAATTATCTTTTGCGTTAGCAGATTATCCAAATTTGTTTGTAAGTTATAGTTACACAAGTCCAACTGGTGTTATGAGTAACAAAATAAGAATACAATTACCAACTGTGCCAGATGTAAATAATAACCCAGTACAGCAAACAATTCCATTTGCTGGTCAATGGACTATTAAATTGTACAACAGTAGAGAAGAACAAAGACAGAGCCTTAGTCAGGTTCTTAGACCTAAGGCGGATTTATAATGCAATGGTTTTATGACGGACAGATAAGAAGATATATCACACAAACAATTCGTGTGTTTAGTAACTTTGTGGTCAAATATGGTGACGGAACACTACATCGTATACCAGTTGTGTACGGAGATGCTGACAGACAAGCCGCTAGTATTATTAGACAAAATAGCGAAAATGCGGTTAATAGTGTGCCGCGCATTAGTGTATATGTAACAGAATTAAAATTAGATAGAGATCGACTAGCTGATCAAACTTTCGTAGATAAAGTTCATATTAGAGAAAGAGACATTAATTCTGACGGCACACAATATCTTAATACACAGGGTAAAAATTATACAGTTGAACGTATAATGCCTACACCATTTCAATTAAAAATGAAAGTAGATATTTGGTCAAGCAGTACAGATCAAAAATTACAAATACTTGAACAAATTTTAGTATTGTTTAATCCTAGTTTAGAATTACAAACTACAGACAACTATATTGACTGGACTAGTTTAACAGTATTAAATTTAGAAGATATCAACTGGGATAGTCGTACAGTTCCTGTTGGAAATGATACACCTATTGATATTGCTACACTAACTGTAAGTACTCCTGCTTGGATTAGTCCGCCAGTTAAGGTTAAACATCTTGGTGTTGTTACTAAAATTATTGCCAATATGTATGGCGGTAGTGTTACTAGCGGAACATATATTGCTGGATTAGGTCGAGATCCTTTAGATCCAACTACAACATTAACTGATATATTAAGCACTACCACAACAACTGTTACCGGTTATAAGATACAAGTTTATAATAACCCACAAGGAGTAGGCCAAGCATTATTGTTAGGACCACACGAAAGTGTTATTCCACCAGAACCTAGTTTAGAAGCTGGTATTAGACAGGGTCCTGGTATTAATTGGTTAGAAGTGTTTAGTCAGTATCCTGGAAAATATGTAGCAGGTTCTAGTCAATTATTCTTACAACAACCAAATGGTAGTTATGTAGTAGGTACTATTGCTCTTAATCCATTAGACTATACTGTGCTAACTGTTAATTGGAACGATGATACCTTAACAACAAATACTGGTATTGACAGTAATGGTTATTTAGATTCTGATACAGAGCATTATAATGCCAGTACTAGTTATAGACCTAGTAGCCCTGGTACATTTGACGCAATTATAAATCCGCAAACATTTAATCCTCATCGTCCCCATAACGAAGTTAATCCTCCTAACGTAACTGTAGCGGTAGGTACACGTTATTTGTTAGTAGAAGATATTGGAGCAACAATTAATGAAGAACCTGCGCACGAATGGGGCGCATTAGTTGCTGTGGCAAATGATATAATAGAGTGGACTGGTTCAGAGTGGCACGTGGTGTTTGATTCAACTCACGATCACAATGCCTTAGTGTGGCAAACGAATATATACACTGGAATACAATACTTATGGAACAGTGTTTCATGGGTTAAGAGTTTCGAAGGTGAATATACTGCCGCACAATGGAAAATAGTACTGTAAAAGATCAGATAGTTTGTAGTGGAGCATTATTTTATGCTAAATCTACACGACGTTTTTTACTGCTACAAAAAGCACACGGCAAACACGAAGGCACTTGGGGATTAGTAGGTGGTACTAACATTCAGGGCGAGACTCCTTGGCAAGGTTTAGTGCGTGAAATCAATGAAGAAATTGGACCAAGTCCGGAAATAATTAAAACAATTCCTCTTGAAACTTTTGTCAGCAATGATAAAGTGTTTAATTTTCACACTTATTTGTGTGTAATAGAAGAAGAATTTATTCCATGCCTGAGCGACGAGCATTATGGGTGGGCATGGGCAACTATAGACCGTGCTCCTAAACCCTTACATCAGGGCCTTAGAAATAGTTTTAGCTCAAAAACTATTCGTACAAAACTTCAAACTGTATTCGATTTAGTAGATTTAATCTAGTGCCAAATTTGTCAAAAATTGATACACCTGTTAGATAAATTATAAAGTACAAATTTATTGTTTTAGGAGAGCAAATGGAAAACTTTAAACCAATAAGAGATCGCG